ACTTCTTGATGTGGATTGGAATTCTTACCATTACATTCAAGAACCTTGGCTAATTGCCCTATACTACGCACTGTAGCCTTCCACAAGTCTCTTGGGGAGACACTAATGTAACACGCTAATGCCTCCTGTGGAACGGGATTACCGTCTAATTTATACGCTCCAAGCTTACATTCCATTTGTGCTATTTTATCAAATATATCTTCTTTTGAAGAAGTTTTCCTACACAACTGCCCTTTGTCAGATTTTATCCATTTTACATCCTGACAATATTTTTTTCTGGCAAATAACGTTAAGTAATACTTTTCGTATTCTTGACAATCCGGTAGCCAATCTATAAATTCACGCAAAGCGTTTTCGTCTATAATTAATTTATAAGTTTCCATAAAAGTCTATTAGGTTTGATTAAATATATAAATGAGTGTTAAAAGAAAAAGATTGTGGGGTAAATTACCCGGAGATATAGTAGATAATATTATTGTATTACATAAAACTGGTAAAACCCGAAAAGAAATTTCCAAGATATTAGATATTCCATATTCAACTGTTCTTAGTCTTTTAAAAAGAAGAGGAATTGATGCGAATATTAAACATAGAAATTATACATTAAACGAGGATTATTTTGAAAATATTGACAGTATTGATAAAGCTTATTTTTTAGGATTATTATACGCTGATGGAAATGTATCAAAAGTTGGTGGATGTGGCTATAGGGTAAAAATAGGGTTACAAGAAAGAGATTCTTATATTTTAGAAAGATTTGCTAACTATTGTAATTTTAATGGGCCGATTCTTTTTAGAAAAAAAGCTACTGATAATCATCAGAACCAAAAACTTTTACAAATATATAGTAAAAAGTTTTACGAAAATGCCTGTAAGCAGGGTTTACACGATAGTAAAACATTTACTCTTACTTTCCCAAAATTAGATGATATCTATATGTCTCATTTTATTAGGGGATACTTTGATGGTGATGGGTGTGTGTTTATTAAACAATATAAAAATCAAATGTCAACATCAATTCAATTTTTAGGAACCCTTGATATGTGTAAAGGTATCAAAGAATACCTAACAAGTATATTAGAATTAAGATCTGATACTAAGATTCAATCAAAAAAATCAATATTTAAATATACTATAAATGATAGAAAAGATTTATTAAAGGTTATAAACTATTTATATTTAAATAAAAAAGATTGCTTTCTGGATAGGAAATTAGATAAATCAAAAGATGTGGAATCTTATATTACACAATATTACACAAACCACCCCAATAGATATTAACTTTCATATCACCATTATACTTCGGTTTTAATTAATTCAGGATTTTCAAAGACATTACCGATAACTTCACCGTATTGACAACTTTTAATAGTATCTTGAAAAATCGCACCATATTCCGCCTCCAACATAAATGAACAATATTCGAAAATTACTTTGCCAAGTGATCCGGTAAATTCTCCATATCCAACTTTTACTATATCACCTTCATAAATCTCTTTACCGTTTTTATCCTTAAGACCAGTGTATTGTTGAACAGTGAAATCTCCACCATATCCAGTTTTACCACAATCACATAGTAATTCTCCATCGGTGTGGATACACATATCATCTACAAATTCGTTACACCCATGATCCCAAACTCTATATTTAATTCTTGTTTTCATATCGATTATAAAGTATTGATTATCATTTCCCTTGCTTCAACAATAGCTTTACCAAGAAGATTCTCACCTTGCCACTTAGACTTATCTTCTAGTCCAACACCCCAAATTTTATCAAGTTTTTGATAATATAAATACCGGGTATATTTTCAAAATCGTCATAAAAAGTCATTTTAAATATTCCTCCAACATTCTTTTAATTAATTCAGACATAGTAATTCCCGATTGTTTAGCCTGTTTTCTTAATTGTTCTTTCATTTCAGATAAGACAAACACTTCAATTTTTTTCTTGAGTTCTTTCATGGTGTTACATTAATATTTAGTGAATCAACATGATTTTTTCATGAAAATTTAATTATCTTCATCGATATTTTCTTCATTATTATCTCTATCGGAACTCTCCTTAACTAAAAAGACTGGACTTTTAAATTTTAGAGCTACCTTATGGGGAGAGCTTTCATTTCGGATAACGATACCTTCATTCACCACTCTATTAACACAAAATTCACATTGATCTTTGAAGTATGTTTTTTTCAACTTGGAAAGAAAATCATCATGCCAATTTTTATCTAGTGGTAAATTGAATAATCCATTGGCTAATCCCTTATAATGAACGGGAACCCAATCAACACCAACAGTATCGCAAATTTCAGTCATTTCGTCCCATGGCAGTTCTGTTTTAGAACCATCGGAATTATTTCTAACTGCTCTAAATGCCCTAAAATCCACATCTCCCCTAGTGACAGAATAATCATAATCTTTTTGAACATTTCTACCAGTAGATGACCACCCAATCAATTCCCCATATAAAGTGATATTTTCGGGAATTCTACCATCCAATCGTTCAGCTATTTTACCCCAAATATCATCAGTATATTTTCCATCTCTACGATTTTTTATTACATTCCTAGACGAATATATAAATTTGTATTCCTTATCTAGAAACGAAGCACCAAAGAAATTAACTATATTTCTAAATGGATTAAAGGGTTTTTTACATAACACATTGGCATAAATTCCATTAGCCCCATGTAGTTTTTCGGAAATTATAATATAATCATCTGGGTTAATCATAAATAGGTTTCGACCCCCGTTTTCAGTCTTGTAGTGGAATTTGAATTGACCATCCACAATTTGAGACTTAATACCTTCACTATTTCTATTAAACCACGCATTCACAAAGGTATAAGCACCCCTACGAATGGGTCTTGGTAGAACACCAAGAGTAGAATTCAACCATCTAGGAACTCGACTCTTTTTGACATTTTGTTCACCGGAGTTTGATTCTTTACGAACATACTTCGTAACCAATAAATCATCCCCAACAGTATCAAAGATATCCCCAACACTAAACGCATTTTCTTCAATTCCATAATATTCTGATAATTTTGATACTTTGTAAAGGAATCCCTGACTCGGAATTTCCCTAAGCCTTACAGCCTTGACTCGACTATGTTTTCCAAAAAATCCTTTGGTCTTACCATCGGCATTCAGTTCGGCTTTATCTAACAGATTAGCCCAAGAAAGGAACTTGCGATCTATACAACATTCAACAGGAAAATAGATCAACTTCTCACCCTTATCATACATATCCTTGGCAACAATAACATCGTTACCAAAAACAGTAGCCAATTGCAGCCTTTCCGCATTTGGATGTTCCTTGAGTTCAGGACATGATACTACCGTAGCTAGATAGTTTGGGTCCGCTCCTTCTGATATTTTCAATTTCATTTCGATATTATATTTCGGTTTTAATTAATAATTTTATGATCCATTAATATATACTGTATTGCTTCATATCTACATCTTAAGATTTCATTATAATCTTCTGGATAAAGATCATCTTCTGATATTTTATATTCATAGGCTAATTCCAACCTTTTATCAACGTCCTGTTCGTTTTTGTAAAGATGAATTTCATCTAAAGTTGGACATGGAGATTCGCAAGACATATCTCTTTCGAATTTGTAATCTTTCATAGTTTCTCTATTTCTTGTTCGGTTTTTATTAAAATTTTCTTAGATACTTCTAACATGTTTAATGCGAACTTATCGGGATACTTCTTCACATGAATCTCCCAAAACATAACATAGCCTCTGGCATTCATCAAGCGTTTTTTGTAAATTGCTTGAATTTTATACGGATCATCTTCCATCAGTCTGCGCGAATTGAGTGGACGAAGGGAAATCTCGGAATAAGTTTATCGGGAGTCTTATTAAAATACACCACCGTTGCTTGTTGACCAATATAATGTGTCTTATTTATTAGAAGTTCCTTAAGCCACACTCTATCACCTTTAATATTAGAATTGAACGTATGTCCTAATTCATTTTCAAAGACCATAGCTCCTGCAAGTCCAGCACGATTACCGACCCCTTCTATAATATCAAGAATTTCATACTCTTCATCTTGGAATTCTTTACGCTTGAGAAGATTAGCAGAACGCTTAAATTCATAGGGGGTATCAAGTCGAATCATCTGACCTTCATAACCTTTACTAAGATAAGCGTTATAAACTTTATCAAGTGTTTCCAGATCATCGATTCTATGGGTTGCTACAACTTGAATACAATCGGGAAGATCAAAGTTTTTCTTTAACTCTTTAATCCAATTCTTACGTTGTCTGAAAGTATGTTTATCACTAGCTGTATCATACCAATGAAATTGAACAACCTTAGCAGATTCATCCAAATCTTCATCGGTTGGTTTCGTCTTCTTGACCAATGAAGTGATTTTATTGAAATCATGTTTCAAATCATGATTATACAACTCACCATCCAGAATCAAATCTGGATACTTATCAAAAATCGGTTCTAACGCTTTTAGAATATGAGGAATAGTAACCCAATCCTTACCATTACGAGATTTAGCACCACTTCTAGTAATAACTGCTCTCAATCCGTCAAGTTTTGGTTGAGTATAAACAGGAAATTTTACCTTATCCTTACGGTCTTCCCATTTCTTAGCAAGCATGGGTTCGACATAAAAGCGCATATCAACATCATCAACATTTTCAAAATATCCAGTGTCTTTCTTCTTAGTCCATGCTGCTTGAGCTTCAAACAATGCTTGTTGTTCACGATTTCTCTCATTGGCACGACCTTCATTAGTAGGAATACAAACAGTCCATTCGGTTGTTTGTAATTTACCGTCTTGTTGACCATGGATCATTCTATAAGAGTCTCCTTGAACTTCAACTGTCCAAGTCTGAATAGCACCAGTGGATGTGCGTGAATATAGTGTAGGTAATTGCATATTATTTCTTAAGTTCTGTTCTCAAATAATCAACCACATAGACTCTAGGGGCCAATTTAATTTTAACCCAATCCATATTTTCAGACATACCAATACCCCCCACCCCCACCAGAAGGGGAATCATCATAAATACTACAATTGACACAAATTCTGCCATATCATTTTTTATAAAGAATTTTATAAGTCTATATGACCCATATATAGATACAATAAACAAGAGTCCAAAAAAGATAAACCAAATTAATGATATCCAAAAGTTATAAACTAACAATTCTTGAATGTATAATGGGGGTTTGTTCAATTACAAACTCTGTTCCTGTTTTAAATACGCCATCGGCCCAATTCAACATATCTACTAATTTTGATTCTATTTCTGGTTTCATATCGTTTATTATACTTCGGTTTTAATTAATTCGGGATTTTCGTAAATGTTTCCAATAATTTCTGGTTGGTCATCTTCAAAAAGTTCAACTAGATCAAACACCCTAGCTCCCATAAGATTTACAATAAATTTACCATCTTCAAATTCTACAGCGTCCCATTCATAATGTCCACCTTTAAAAATATCACCCTCATAAATTTCTACACCGTTCTTATCTTTCAGTCCAGTGTATTGCTGAATAACCATATTTTCCTTTTTAAAAACATGACCACCTTGATTCGTAAATGAATGACCATGAAGACCGTAAAAACAAGGAAATCCGTCTTCCGCATCCCCACTTCCAACAAATCCAAATTGAATACTTGGAATATAGAACATTTGACAGGAATCTTTATCCCATACTCTGAATTTAAATTCTCTCATAGTGGTATATATACTGAACTTTGTGCCTTATCTTTAGCTGTCATTTCACCATTATCGATATCATAAATGATAAACTCGACGGGGAACTTTGATTCGATATCCTTAAGGATAGCTTCTACAATGATCCATGAACCACCAGCACGAACAGATGCCATTCCCATAGGGATTCCAATAGTGAATGGTGATTCTAGTTTACATAGTGTATCACAAGCTCTATAGATAGCATCATATAAATAATCATAGCTACAGTTCCTATTGAGAGGATTTCCATCGTTACCTACACCAATCTGACCATATAGGTTAATTACTCCCCTGTTATCTGGTAGGATAGCATAAGAAGAATGTCCCATTCTGTCTGTATCAACTAAATGAAAGTTTTCATCAGCTTCATAAACCTCTGGCCATTTTTGCTTTAGGTAATAAGCGACACCGCTACCCATAACTTTATATGGATTGGCACAATGCATCGCAATATCCCATTCACCTTCCAATAAATCACCTTTTATATATTTCATGACGTAATTGTATTTTGGTTTTAATTAAACAAATTTATCCGTTTTTATAAACGACTCAGTGTGAGTCTCTTTGAGAATCTTATATTCCAATTCAGGATAATGCATTTCCATGTAAAGAGCCAATTCATCTTCATTTTCAGCATTGACGTAGAATATTTTTCCATCATCCATTTCCAATTCATACATATTATGAATGATTGTATCGTAATATATAAATTTATAAACTCTACCAAATGCTACTCGAAATGCATATTCCCAAAACAACAGGAATGTTAAGGCAAACATCCCCCAATTTTTATCGGTTCCAAATATCCATCCCACTCCCCCAAATTTACACATTAAAAATAATCCAATAATGGCCATAAACCACCCAAACCAATCGAATGGTTTATATATTCTTCCTGTTATTTTAGGCACATTCATTCTGTAATTGTTCCTTTCGTTCTTTGATTGTTATTTCAAGCTTATCCAATATTTGAGTTGTATTCGGAGTCTTTCCAAAATTCTCCTTTTTTAGAAGTTTAAAATAGCGTTCCTTAAGACTGATAGAAATCTCGTCTTGTTCAACAAGGGTATCTACATTAATTTTCTTTTTTCGTTTAGCGGCCATATCATTCAAAATCTTCGGGGCTTCCATAAGAGGTAAATCCACCGTTCTGTTCATCCTCTTCATGACACCCAAACCAAAAAGCCGCATGTGCAACTTCCTGCATTTTTTCACGAATATCATTTAGTTCCTCGGTAGTATACCCCCAAGTTTCCTTTAGCTCTTGTAATAGTTGGTCAATCATGGTGATATTATATTTCGGTTTTAATTAATTCCAGTGTCTCTATTATATTTGAAGTTATGTTCGAAAGATATTCAACATCCTTTTCAATGGGTTCTTCCCACACAGTAAATGATTTGACCTTTACGTATTGAGTTAGTGGTAAATCGCTTAAGAATTTAACCTTTCCAATCCCTATACGATGCTCTCGATATTGCAAGTCATCCACCAACATATTAAAAGTATCAATAAACATGGGATGTGGTTGATATTTGTATATATCTTCTCTTGCAAAAATTTTAGATTTGGGGTCAAACCCCAAATTCAGTTTAATATTACACCAATAGATATAATCCTGTAGTCCAGTGGTTAATATATAAACATTATCAGGACCAACCAACTGTTTACAAAAAGTAATCAAATCATCTGCCCATGGTCTTTTAAATGTAACATGCCACCCGTATCCATACATTTCAAATTTATCCCCAACAAAGTGTTCGGTGTAATCGTATAATAATTCATCTGCATGTTTTTCACTATCAGCATATAAACTATGTCCCAATGTATTATCAAAATCTAAAAATATACGACTGTTAGTTAAGCCTCCCATGATGATACTATTTCAATTTTAGAATATTTTATATCCAACAATTTACTCCCCCCCGAATAAGATACAGCAGATTGAAGATCCTGTTGAATTTCGATTAATTTTTCTTCATATGTCATTGCTTCCATCTCAATGACTTTTTTGATACCCTCAACGTGTTTATATTCTCCTTTATTATATTGAGAAGCGGACCCATAATAAATTTTATGACCATCTATTATCTCAGCAGGGGAATCTATTAATTTAGAAAACACCCCTCCCGCCATAACCATAGTAGCACCAGCATGAATAGCCTTAACGATATCACCGTGTTCTCTTATACCACCATCTGCTATAATGGGAACCATCCTCAGTATGGAATGATTCTTAAGAGTATAAGATTTTATATCATTTATACAAGAATACATTGGATAAGTGAATCCTGTTTTGTTTTTAGTGGAGCATATTTTACCACTACCTATTCCAACCTTGACCGCATCTGCCCCCCACTCTATTAAATCCAAATACCCGGCACTGGTTGCGACATTACCAGCAATAATTTTAGATGTTATATTCAAAGATTTAATATACTCAATCATTTCCTTCATTAAAACGGAGTGTCCATTTGCTATATCAATAGTAATAAAATTAGGAATATATCCTTTATCAACCATTAGATCTAATTCATTCATCGAATCATATCCGACTCCAACACTTATAGATTTAAGATCCCATGCGTTATCACACATGGTTTTCATGATTTGAAGATTATCTTCTCCAAAACGATGCATCACATAAAAATATCCATTATCAGATAGCCATTTAGCTATCTTCATATCTATTACACATGTCATATTAGATGGGATAACCGGAAGTTTAAATTTTCTCCCAAGAAAATTCACCGAAACATCGGCGTGTGATCTGCTTCTCAATTCACTGTATGTGGGAATTAAGCAGACATCTTTATAATGTAATTTTTTATCCATTTCTATGCTCCTTTATTTCCAATTCGTCCAATATTGTAGCCCAACAATCATCAAAGTCAACAACTGTCGATATATGAAAATGCCCATGATATGATCTTTTTGGTTTAGCTAATTTAAAGAGTTTATTATGTTCTAATCTTTCCTTTAAACATTCATCCCAAAGAGTTTCATCCTCAACACACCATCCAGACAGACCTTCCTTATCAAAAGGACCAATCCAAGTTGTTACTGAATGTGTAATTAAAACATCACATTCCACGATTTTGGATTCGTCAAATTTAAAGATTTCGTCAATCCAATAGTCAATGTTCTCTCTACGGTATCTACGATCTATAGATACAGCACCACCAACAAATAGAAACTTATCACCATTCAATTCCTTAACGGTGTAATCTTCTAAGAATTCCAGATTAGAGTATATTAATCTACCAGCACCTTTGAAAAAAGATGGATCATCGTGATTTCCACGTATTGTATAGAATTTAATATTACGCAATTTGAAAAACTCATTCAATATCCTTTGAGTTTCCAATTCAGTCTTATATGAAAAATTAAATCCGATACCGTAATCCCCGACACATATTAATGTACAATCACGAATATCCTGCTTGATAACATTGTCCTTTAGATTACCAAATTTTCCATGAATATCTCCGATAATATAAATCGGATCGTTAACTATTGTTTCTTGCATTATATAATATTTCTTTAATAATTGGTCTTGCCGCGCTGTTAGCCGTATGTATGTAATACTTCGGAATGGGAACTCTACGAACTTTACACGCTTCGACCAAATACTGAGCGCAGTGTGCTCCGGTTTTAATATCAAATTCTTGCCACCCAATCATTTGAAACTGTTTTGCTAACGCTTCATCGGTTGGGTTGGTCTGTAATTCATATCCCACATCCCACAAATCATTATCAAAACTAACAACATCGGGAATTCCGTTCTTTTGAATGTATTCCACAAATTCATCATATGATCTAACAATATCCCACTTTATTTCGGGTATTCCAGAAGCTTCATATAATGATTGATTTTTATCCCATAGAAATGCATTTCTCGGAACGCGCACATCATCTAGGAATAAGAACTTCTTGTCCTTTCCCTTGTTTTTGTTATCCCATAATGCTGAATTCCAATAGTTACTATAATTGGTAACTCTGGATTTACTTCCCTTTCCTGTCCATTCACTCATATTAACTTTTATTTATATATTGCGCGGCAACGATAGCCATTATTACTATTCCAACGAACAGTCCAATCATTATACATGCGATTACACCCATGTCAAGTCTATTTGAAAATCATTTTCTTTATCTACAATTATTTCATCTTCCTTTAAAACTGATATTGCTTGTTGAAATCCTCTATGGTTTTCCCAAAATAATTTATACTTATATTCCATGTAAGGACTGCTCATCAATACAAATATTGCACCTATTTCTTCAAGACCCAACTTGTATAATTCTATTGGTAATGTTATTTCTCTTTTCATTTGTTGTGGAATTTCCATACTGCATCTTTACCCCTACCATATTTGATAATTTTCATATCCATTTCAAGTTCGGATAATAGTAATTTTGCGGTTTGTTCTTGTATATTCAAAGTCTCCATAACTCTGCTGAGTGTAATTAAAGGAGGCTCATCCATATTTAAAATAGTATCTTTTCTAATCTCTTTTACGGGAGTCTTTTTACTATTCTCTTCTTTTTCTGATTCACTTTCAGTATATTCTCCCATAAATTCATATCCAGCTTGACCAAATCTTGCACCATAAGACATAGTGGGTCCAAATCTATTTTTATAAACATCAAATATACGAAAATCTTTATCATCCACATCCTTTGATATTTTCATATTAACGTCAACGGCATAAGGAAGCGTTGTACCGCCACGAATTTCACCACTTGTGGTTTCTTGCACAATAAACATGAGAGCGCACTCATGAACTTTGGCCTGTTTTACTAGATTATCGATAAAATATTTGACTCGCTCTCTTGAATTCAATTCCTTTACAGTAGTCAAGGTTTGGAAAGAATCAATAACCATAAAATCCTTGTTTGGCATTATATCCAACAATTCATCAACATCGGTTATTGTTCCAATTTCTAAATTTTGAACACCAAGTCTCTTAGAAGTATAAGCAAGCTGACGAATATCTTCTTCACCAGAGGAATACGCCACATTGTAACCAATATTGGTTAATAGTTCTGACAGGGTAAGAGCAAACACACTCTTACCCACACCGGGAAGTGCCTTCAATGTAATTGTTGATCCGGGTAATATACCCGAACCGAATATTGCATCAATATAATCATTTCCTGTCAACAACCTATTAAAGAAAATATCCGGTATTACTATATCGGATATTTTCGTAAATGGTGTTTGTTCTAAATTTAAGTACATATCTGTATTTTAGTCCGGTTTTAATTTCCAATAAAATTCAAGAGTTGATTTGTTAGATTTCCAACTCCAAGGA